TGTAATTCTTGAGATGAAATTTTATTTAATTGTTCTTGTGGTGATATTAAGTTGCGCACCATTCCAAAAGGTTTACCTCTTCTCCAATATGGAAAGTAAGGTACTAAAGTAAAGTGTTCATACGGGGACCAATCATCATGCAGCACAACTACGTCTGCTGTTACCGTCCAACGAACCGCTCGCATTTTTTTCTCTACTATATAAAGTCCGTAATCGTCTGCAAACTTTTCTCTTTTCTTCTTAGTCCAATCATAAGGTACTGGTCTTTGATCTCCAGTAACAGGATCTACATAAAAAATACAATCTTTTAGTTTGTAATGTTGTCTTTCAACAATTCTAATAGACCTTAAAGCGCGTGCGTCGTCTGGGCTGTTGGGGTAATCGTTTCCAGAATAGTTTTCTTGGTCGGTTTCCCCGTAAGTTTCGTCTTCATACTCCATGGAGTCAGCTCCAAGAGTTGTACCGACTTCGGCAATCATTCTTAATTTATCAGCTTTGTCTTGCCCATATACTTCTTCTATCTCATCAAGACTCATCCACTTGGTTTCAAATATTTCGTTCCAAGTTTTAGGATCATATTCTTTTGCGTCTGGATCAATAATAATATCTAAAGGGTCTTTAGTGGTTACTCGAACTTCGCCATTTATATGATCGTCAAAATCTATTCTTACATCAAACCATCCACGATCTTGGATTAACCCATCTGCAAACACTTGGCTTTCTAACCATTCTAATTTGTTGTTGTCTCCAATCTGCATGTACAGTCTAGAAAGTACGTCGGCTATTTCTTGGTTACCATTTCCTCTAGGTTTAAATTGAACGTCCGCTCTTCGCGTACTTTGTTCTCCTAGTACAGTGTTGACTGTAGGTAAAATTGTGTTGATTGTTAATGCAGGTCGGCCCTGATCGTCGAGCGCGTTTATGTCAGCTTCGTCCCATTGTTCGCCGCGGTAAAATGCGTCGCATTGTTTTGCTATTTCTACGTAGTCAAGATGACCGTGGTCCCTGGCTCGGGTATAAGCTTCCCATTGTCTTTTAGCAAGAGTTTGTTCTTCACCTGCGCTAAGATTCTTTTTCTTTTTTTTGTAGTCTGCCATTAAGCGCTCATTGATGATTTACGTTTGCCATCTTTTACTAAGTGTTTTAACCCATCTTTCCATGACGGAATATGCTCTGGTCTTTCATAAAACGTAGCAAACTCTGTCATCATTAAACCAATCCACGCCAATGCATCTACCTGGTCATCGTGCGTACCATTTGGAAAACGTAATAGTTCTGCAACCATTGTTCCTGTCCAAACGGCATCTTCTGGAAAGTATACCATACCTTGTTGCATTCTACCCTGGATTGCTCGAGCACGTAACTCCTTATCGCGCCTACCAACTTTTAAGTCTTTAAAGTAAGCTTCGTTAAGGCCGCGTTCGCGTGTTCTTTTTTCTAAGAACGGACCCAGGGCCATCTCAATATGACCTCTTTCTATTCCCACTATACCCGGGCGCCAGAGTTCGTACAAGTCTAAAATTTGTTCTACTAGTTCAAACCCGTCGTATCTACCTCGAACAACATCAACAATGAATAAATTATCATATTCATCGACGCCGACAACAATACCAACTGAATAATCGTTCCTGTCACGCTGGCCGATCGCAAGATCCCACGCGCAGTAGTATTTAAGTTTTGAAGTATCAATCTCATCGAAGTTATAATAAGCGATCATGTCGCGGTTAAAATAGTCGCCTTCGTCAGATACAGGATTCTGTTGGTATAGAGCAGACCAATCGCGTGGGCCGATGGCTTTCCTTATCTGCTCGAGAGCTTCTACATTATATCTCTCTGGGTGCAAACTTTCACCTGTTTCTCTAAACTTTTCGTCTTCTTCTGCAATTGCTGGGTAGCGAATCACTTCCCACGCATCTGCGCCCTCATCTGCTTGCATTAATAAGCGTCCGGCTAAGTCGTCGTCGTGCCAACGCGTAAGAATCACAAGTATTCCTCCACCTGGGGACAACCTTGTATAAGCTGTGGATGTGTACCAATCCCAGGTCGCATCTCGGTTGTTATCGGATTCTGCATCCTCTCTGTTTTTTACCGGATCATCGATAACCATAACGTGCGCACCCTTACCAGTAATACCACCACCAACACCAGCTGCGACATAACCGCCGCCTTCTGTTGTCTGCCATGATTCTACTGACTGAGAATCTTTATCTAGTCTAGATTTTTCGAACACATTTTTGTATACTGGTTCTCTTAGCAGTTGACGTACTTTTCTTGAGAAACTCATAGCTAACGACCCAGAATAAGAACAACTTATAAACTCGTGTTCAGGATGCCGGCCCAAGTGCCAAGCTGGAAATGCAATACTAGCAAGAGTAGATTTACCATGTCGAGGTGGCATGAAGAGCATCAATCTTGGTGACTCTTTATTCGCTACCTGTTCGCTGAACTTTTCTAGCCGTTGGCAAATATCCTTGTGTACCCAACCTGCTTGATAATCTGGATTGAAACGTTCAACAAATGGGAGCAACCTTTTACGTGCTAAAACTCTTTTCGCTAATTCTTGTCCTGCTTTTGCTTCAGCAGATAGTTGTTCTTTTTCTAGTTTCTGAGCAGCAAGCTTTTGGGGCTCGGGTATTGCTTCAACTTCGTCTGCCCGACAGTATACGCAAATCTCATCAATGAGCACTAAGTTCTCGGGGTAGATCCCGCGACATCTTTTACACTCAGTCTTCGTTATTTCCATCTGGCTCCAAGTAGTTCGTATCGTTCCCAGCAAGTTTTAAAAGTTGTGCATCAGTTAATTTTTCTAACTGTTCTACTTTCTCTACATTTATATTAATCAGGGTTGCCTGTTCGGGAAGATGTAGACCGTGGAGCTTGCATAACGAATCAACGACATTCTTTTCTTCTGTAGAATTCGCCGCCTTCGAATGAGCTTCCAGGTACATGCCCGTTGCTGTGTTTTTATCGAACTTAACTTCCTCGCGCATTTCATTACGGAAGTAGGTCAAAGCTGTTTGCATTTTAGGAGTCTTAAATATTTGGTAAACGCGGTCCATATCCTTGTACCCCGCAGCACGGCCCGCGGCCGCTTTGCTCATTCCTCTTAAATGGAACAAGACTAATCGCTCTTCTTGAACGGAGAGTTCGTTTAATTGTAATCCGGCATAAGGAAGGTGAGACTGTAACTCGTTTCTATCAGCTTCACTCATGTCAGTTGGTCTTTCTTCATCTAGTAATCGCATGCTCGGGGATTATATTAAAAATTTTCCTTGTGTGTAACTATATTTTTACACCACCAATACAGCTCATCTTCTGTCATTGTATGCTTAATTAAGTTAACACGCCAACATACCAGTTGAATGTTAGTAAGTATGTACTCTATGTTTGGATCTATTCTGTCAATCGACACGTTCGTGTTCCGTTTTTCGCCACCCTTGTGCCACGTCATGAAGACCCCGGACAACGCACAACGTCCGCCTTGTTTGTCCCACAATTCATTAAGTTGTTCTGGTGTTATTTCAAATAGCATTCCTTCTTCTTTCTCCCTCGAGTACTTTAAATGGTTCCATAAATTTTTTAAATATTTATACGGACTAGAAGATTTAGTTATATTACGTTCAGCTAAAACACATTGTCGGCAATGCAGTCTTTGTTTTTCAAAGTCAGCTTTTGGTAAGGACTTCTTACACCGCTCACATATTTTATTCGCCATAATTTTTAGTGAAAAAATTTTTTATAAAAAAACTATACCATATCACGTTCTCATCCTCTCCCCCCCGCTTGGCTATTGGGCCCCCGCTCCCCCCGATCCGGTTTTTAGTTTAGGAACCTTGTTTCCATGTTTAGGAACCTTGTATCGATTTCCCCTGTCCGTTGACACAGTGACGGGAGCTTCGCTCCGCCGAGGCGTCGCTACGCAAGAGCACTCAGCTCCGACATGTCGTCGCTTCGTATTCCATTCGCTACGCTCATGGTTCAATGGACCAGTAACCAGTAACCAGTAACCAGTAACCAGTAGACAACGGCTCACTCAATCGAAGCGATTCACGTGGCTCGTTGTAAGTTCTTGGTTGGTGTAATCAATAAAGGTTACAACATTATAGGATATAGATATGAGTACATTTAAAAGAATAGCGCAAGTAGCAGTAGATGAAGCAATAGACGCAGTCGATAGCGTTCATACTTTCTTAAGTATTAACTTTAGATCAGAAGAAGACTGCGCAGTATGCGATCAAGGCTTAAGTACAGAAGAGTACAGCTGGGTAGCATGCACATGCACAGAAGAAGAGTCACAGTCTATCCCAAGACAGATGGAGTTAGATCTACAAGATTGCACTCACCTGCCTACATGGAGGGTATAGACGGACTACTATCATAAGTGTGGATAACATGTTTACATGTGCGTTCACACTGTGAGGAAATGTTCCACATGTTCCACGGTCTAAGCACCTAATGGAACATTCTCGTGGAACACAGATTTCCTCACAACCACGCGTATTATAGACAGACAATGGATCAAATGTTCCATTGTTCCAGCTAATTCAGGTTTAACTCTACCGTCGAACGTCGACCGTTGTTATTTGTTTTAGATTTTTGTTAACCAAAAAGTACTGGAACATCTGGAACATT